ATGGTTGGACGATTGGTTCGCAACTCTACTGTCGCAAATGTTTCTTCCTCATACATTGTTGCATCTGGAACGGTTGCGTTTCCAGTCTCAATGCCATCTGCCGAAAGTATATGCTCTTGAACAAGTGTTATGCTTGCAATGCTTGGGCTTCCAGCCTCCAAACTGCTACTTGCCATTACAAGATTATAAGTAAGCACAGCATTATCAATGGACGGTGCGTTTGCATCTATATCATTCGCAGTTAGCGTTTCGTCCTCATACATTGCGGCAGTAGCCAAGACTGGCGCAGAACCCGTTAGCGTTGCTGGGTATATCTTATGTTTTTGATTTATTGATGCTGCGCCAAGAACAGGCGATCCAGTTACTAATTCACCAGCACTTAGAGTTTCATCTTCATACATATCGGCAGTGCCTAAAACTGGCGAACCAGCCGCTATATTTGATGTAGATAGACTGTATAATTCAAAATAATCAGCAGTTCCTAAAACTGGTGCTGAACTATTAATGTCCTCCGTTGCGAACGCATTGTTCTCTGTAATATCAGCGCTATCAACTACAACAGAAGATGTTGCGATTGTACTTGGTGCAATTTGATATTTTATAGTACCGTCATCGCCAAAGGCAGAAACGGCAAAGGGGCTTGCACCAAATGACATTTTTAAACTCCCGTTAGAAGGCTACTCCATATATATCATCTTTTTCTGTCCAAACCAAATATCCATTACTCATTAGCTTTTGGCTTAACACAACATCATCAATGTGCTTGTGCTCAACCTTAATGAATTTTGGCTTTAGCTTGAATGAATAGTTCATAAAGATGTTTAATTCGTGGCCCTCTGCATCAACCTTCATAAAGTCTATATGATCAAAATTGTATAGCAATCGATCTAGTGTGATGCAATCAACCTCAATAATGTCATCAAAGTTTCCGCGATTATCTGGGTGGTTACTTAATATTTCACCCAAATGATTTTTGCTTACAACATGAGATGCGCCGACAGTCCAGTCACCGTCATCCCTTCCTACCGCCATTTCTATTTTCCCAATATGATCAGATATAGCAACCCTTTGTATTTCAACAGGGTATTCTGCAAACATTTCATCAAGTTGATCTGCAAGGTATGGTATGGGCTCGACAACAACGCCATGCCAACCAGCCTTTGCAAGCGGCAGCAACGTATCAAAGTTTGATGCCCCTATTTCTAAGAAGAATTTAGTCATTTACGTCACCCTGATAGCGACTTGTCCACATGGTCAGGCTATATTTCACACCAGACTTCAATTCAGGTACATAATGCCCATGCGTCACGTCACTAGGGAATAAGATGCACTTGCCCTTCGGGACATTGATGTTGCTGAAATCTTGGCGTGGGAAAATCAATTCCGCACCCTCATAGTTATCATTCAGCTTTACCGACCCAGTAACCAGCGAAGCATCCGTGTGATACCCCAGAGCCTTTTGCGTATCCATAGCATACCGCATGGTAAAGGCATCGCGTAAACCAATGTGCAAATACGGCTTCCAATGTTCCATGGCAATTTTTCCAAGTTTCTCATGCCAAAGCCTTTCGTACTCATGCCATAGACCTAGTTTCTGTAAACGGATTTCTTGCGCAGGGAATTTATCACCATCCATATTCCCCCAATTACCATAGCGTTCTGATTGCTGAATTAAGTAATCACATTGACGGTCAGATAGAAAATCAGTTACTAATATTTCTGGCGCTACTTCTTCATAATTTAGCGTCATGTAATATGGCGACTGGACAATTTCCGCCTCTGGCATAAAGCCAAATTTCTCAGCCATAGTAACGAATAGACCTTTAGCATCATCGCCGCCATTGCCATGATATATGCAACCACAACATCCAGTTTCATCATTCCATAATTGCCCATCTACAACGCGAATTTTTGGCTCATGGTTTTGAAAAATATATGCCTCTGTATCTAGAACAACATTTACATCGCCGCCAAGATAACGCCTCTGACAAAATAGCTGGTCATCTTGAAGGCTGGTGCCATCTTTCGGGGTATGAGAAACAAATCTGTGTAACTCAGATGCCTTGCCGATATATAATCCGCTGTTAAGATATTTATATGGGGTTCCAGTATCGGGCCAAAGATCCGCATTTTCGTTTTTAGGCCAGCACTGGCTTTCAGCACCGAAAACGATATCAGCACCAAATTGCAAATACCTTTCTAATATAACCAATGGGCTATCTGCAAAGAACGTATCATATCCATCCATGAACAGAATGATTGCGTCATCTGGAACGGTCGCTAGGTATTCATTAACAAGCTGGATTTTAGGCATACCAGCAAGCCCCGTCATTTCATCACGCCAAGGGTGATTCTTGCCAAGGTTATTAACGGTCACGCCATACTTAGCGGCTGACTGCTCAAGCGCCCACATCTTTTCTGGTTCCGTAGCGACCGTAACAATACGAAAATCAATATCTTTGCCATCTAGCATTTCTGTATCCTCAATAGTAGATGGGCGGATTTTTCGTGGTATCTGCCGAACAATCTCATGTTCGTAAAAATAATTGCGCAACCCACCCAGTTTCTGCGGCAACCATTCATCACTTGGTATGATAGCTTGAGAATAGCCATTAATCAAATGTTTTGCTGTGTTAGGCGAAATTGCATAAGCATGAGCATTGTACCAATAACCAAGATCATTGAACCTATAGCCTAACCAAACGCTGTCATAATCTTGAAGTAATTGATCTACGTCAGAAACATCGATGCCATCAAAAACAACATCCTCTTCAAGTATGATCCCATTTACACCAGATTTGGCAATCTTTTCCCACACCCGCAAATGGCTTACTGCGCATCCAAATTCACCCTTTAGCAGTGTTCGGTTATGAATTGGGTCTTTCCATGCTGTGTCAGGCTTACAGCGGCTCTCAGCTATAGCTTGATCCCATGACATGTGCCGCGCATCGAACGCAGACCCATGCAGAGATATTTGATATATAATTGCCATCATCCATACGCATAATTGTAAGTTGATGCCAATGCTAAGTCATATCTTCCATTTAGTCGCCAGCTTGAGCAAATTTTTTTTGATACTAGGCCATGCTCAAAATCATAATTGAAGGCCATCAAATCTAATTGATGTGCATTCCCAACAATATCGACTAAATTTGATGTGTAGTATTTGCGGTAATCTACATCATGTTCTGTTTTGTGGTGGTGTGGCAGTGTATGCTTGACACCTATTACAGAACAGATGTGCGCCCAATCTTCGTTGATAGTCTCAAAACGACCAATGTAATCGGCCAAGATATCGCCATATGAATTAACAAAGTGACCAATCTGCGGTCTTTTGGCAAATCCCTTGTTGTAATAGAAATCGTCTTTTGTAGGCCACCAAGAAAATGAAACCTTATCAGAATAGTTGTATCGCCACTCAACCCAATCTTTGAACGAAATGTCTTTTATTGAGTTTACATTTACCCTTGTATGCCAAAAATAATTGCTCAATTCCCTATCAAATGGATTTCGAACAAACCCAAATTTAAATCTTGGTTTGAAAATTTCATCTGGCAACAATTTCAAGGCAGATAAAAGAATGTCATGTTCATCAAACCAGCTATGCTGATCTAGCTTTTCAAGTGGCATATTTTCAAGGATTGATCTAATCGATGTCCCACCAGTTTTAGCCACATGACAAAAGATAAAATCTTTGCCGACTATCATCGCCACGTCGGTCCTTCAAACCACGCCACCAAAGACCGACGAACCCCGCGCGTAACTGGCGTTACTCTATGGGCTAGATAACTAGGGAACACGACGACAGTACCAAGTTCTTTTGAATTTTCTGGCAGTTGTTCTACCTCATTAAATTCAAAACTACCGCCATCATAATCAGACGGATCGCTTAGTTGCACCGTTAATGATAATTTTCTATCCAGCCCATCGTCTCTGTTCCAATCAACATCGTGATGCCAATCATACTTTCCACCTTCTGTTGCATGGTATTCCGTAAATTGTATTTCTGCATTGATAGAAACATCAATACCCATAATTTCTGCGGCTTCAAAAATAAACGGCGTAAGCATGGCGTGAACAACAGGATCACCAGTCAACCACGAAATGCGGCTTGATCGCACATCGGTATTATTATTGAATGTAGTAGCCATCTCTGGGCTGTGTTTTTCCGCTTTGGCATATATTTTTTCTATAAGGTTCTTACCAAGACCATTAGGCCACATTCTCCAGTTTTGTCGCATTTTTACCCCATCTATGTTAATGAAAGATTAACAAAATTAGAAACACAATAACGTCCTTTATTTAAACAATCTACAGGAATTACGCCATGTTTCATTTGAAGCGGGAATACGACAACGCGGTTGTGACGGAAATCAACCTTTTCAAAACCATCTAAGATTAAATCTCCACCATTAATTTTATCGGGGGCAAGCCACCAAAGAAAGGTAAACAATGAGCTATCAAAATGATCGCCATAATTATCATTGTTTTCATAATATATAAACTGTATATCCTCTTGCAGTTCATGTTGCTGCATTGCCCCAAATAACCAATGGTTCATGCTTAGGTATTTTTGAAAATCTTGCGCATAATATTTGCGCGTAATTTTAAAACACGCTGAGGCATATGGATTTGAATAAACATGATTGATAAAACAAGAGTTAGTATTTTTAATTAACTTATTATCTATTGTTGCTCCGTCTTGCCTATCCCTGCGCATCAAAGGTCTTATAGTTAAATCAAATTCTGATATTGCAGCATTCACATCATCTTGAGTAAAAAAATCATCAAATACGAAATATGGTTTTCCAGTATTTTTGGTTAAGTGCGCAGACATGCCTAATTTTCTTTCTTTCTCTTGCTCCAGTATCGTCTACGATACCTATCAACAAAAAAACCTCCAAATTTTTTAATTTCTTTGGCCACTTTATTTTTGTCAGCATCACCAACATAAAGTTCTAATTCAGTTCTCTCAAATGGGATAACCTGCACAAGTGGCGTTCCCCTTTCGATAATAAATTCGCCTTCCTCTGAACCAGTCCAAATAAAAGGTAAATTAATATTGATACCATATTCATCTGTATCAACGACACCTTCTAAGCAATGAATGTTAGTTTCAAAGCTATTAGATGGATTTTTAATTTGCACAGACCAATTTGGTGGGGTTTTTATGATCCAAGGATTGTTGAATTTATATATCTCTTTACCGAAACGCAGATTTAAAAAATTGCAACCTTTAACTTGCGACTTATCATGTCTAGATAATTCACTGCCAGCAAGTTCCATTGATATTACAGGATTTGATTTTTGACGTGTAGCAAATGAAATAGCTTCATTGGGGTCTATGTTTGTACTTTTTAATACATCAAGCGGAATATATCCTGATATTTTACTACCAATCAACATACTGAAATCATCTGAGTTATACATAATTTCAGCAATCTTAACGCCGCTTGCGTTATAACAATCTACCATCCTTGAAATGCGAACAACCAAATCAGCCCAAAGTGGTATAATAAAACCTTGTGACATAGCGTCCAAAACAGGTACGCATCGCTTTGCCGTTCCAGAGTCATATTTTCCAATCGGGCTTTCTGGTGATAGTTTACGAAACCACTTAGGCAAATGCTTATTGCTTCGATTTGGGTGTGGTAAAACATCACTATCCAATTCGTCGTAACAACACAAAAACTCAATTTTTTTTATATGCTTTTTTTTGTTGAACATTATTCAGGCTTTTGCGGCCAGATTATTTCGTGCGGGAAACCAGCCTGTTGGGGAACATTTAACAAAGATTCTCTGTATTGAGAATATTCCGCTTTTTTCTGATCTGTAAATTCATTCCAACGAAGTGGATTTGATACAATTAAATCTAGGTCGCTTAAAAGAGCATCACGTTCCTCACGTACTGCAATCGCTGCAACAAAATCATATTCTTCTTGATCGTGAACTAATTCACCATCAACCCACTTTTTGCAGCTAAGTTCGTCCATTGTTTTATTTGGAAATTCTACAATTATTTGTCCGTCTTGCACATTGCATTCGGCAAGACCCCTGTCAGTGGTGAAAACGACAATTTTATTTGTAGTTGTGTCAACTATGCCATATGAAGTCATCTATTTATTCCTCCTATAAGCTAGTAATGCCATGAACTCTATATCTCATAGAAACAGTAGAGGTAAAGGTAGTATTTCCAGATATATAAGATGTACCCCAAAAGGCTCCTGCACCTGGTCCACCCGAATGGGTTGTATTAGCTGTAGTTTGGTTTGTTGTTATTTTCCAGTTCTTTTCATTATCATCCCAAAATGAATCAAGACTGCCACGATAATTTGTGTTGTTCATGGCATAAGTTATGTTCTGGTTATTAGAGTTGCTTCTTGCATAAATTCTCCAAGCCCCAGCATTTAAATTGAAGGACGTTGCAGCATTAGATGCAATAGATGAGTCACCAGTTGAAAACCCAGTGCCAAACCCACCAGATGGTCCAGTCGGTCCCGCTGGGCCAGTGCTTCCAGCTGGGCCTGTACTGCCAGTTGGACCAGTGCCGCCTGTCGGGCCTGTAGCGCCAGTCTGACCTTTTTGACCTTTTTGACCTTTCGGTCCTGTCGGGCCTGTGCCGCCCGTCGGGCCAGTAGCACCAGTTTGACCCTTTTGACCCTTTTGACCCTTGGCACCAGTCGGGCCTGTGCCGCCTGTTGGCCCAGTGGCCCCAGTTTGACCTTTTTGGCCCTTTTGACCATTAGCACCAGTCGCGCCCGTCGGGCCCGTCGGACCAGTAGCGCCAGTTTGACCTTTCTGTCCTTTGGCTCCAGTTGGGCCTGTTGGACCAGTCGCGCCAGTTTGACCTTTTTGACCTTTTGGCCCAGTAGGGCCAGTAGAACCAGTAGAACCCTTTGAACCCATAGGACCAAAGTTTAGGTACGCTGTGTAGCCCGTGCGATATGTACATGATGATAAGTGTAAACTGGCTGTTCCATGTGTAATTGCACGGGAACGCTTTAGTACACCATTTAGGTAATAGTAAACGGTACCATTCCCATCGTAATATATGGAAACCACATCTGTCGTGGCAACCGTCCCTGCATTGGTTACTACTTGACTGGAATTTTCATAAATTTGCCAAGTTCCATTAGCCGCATACCAAGCGTAATCAAGAGTGGTATAACTTGTAGATGCTGTAGGGTCTGCAGTAAGACCTGCCATAATGTAGTGGGCAGTATTAGAGACACTCATGCTCATGTAAGCGTGAGGATAACTTTCCTGAGAATATACACGACCATTCCAGCTACTATCACTGGATGTCTTTAAAAACCCATTCGGTGATGGGTTGGTCATGGTAGACAAAAGAGGCGTCCAAGTTAAAAGCCCAAACTCACCCTTTTGGCCCTTCGCACCTGTGGGTCCAGTACCACCTGTCTGGCCTTTTTGACCTTTCTGGCCCTTTGCGCCAGTTTCGCCTTTCTGACCTTTTTGACCAGTTGGACCTGTAGCACCAGTCGCGCCAACCTCACCCTTTTGTCCTTTTGGCCCAGTTGGGCCAGTTTCGCCTATTGCACCAGTTTGACCTTTCTGGCCCTTTGCGCCAGTTGGGCCTGTGGGTCCAGTTGGCCCTGTTGGGCCTGTTGCGCCCGTCTGACCCTTTTGGCCCTTTTGCCCAACCTCTCCCTTTTGACCCTTCGGGCCAGTCGCGCCTTCTGGCCCTGTCGGACCTGTCGGACCTGTTGCGCCATCTAAACCAGTAGAACCAGTCGGACCTGTTGGACCAGTAGAACCAGTCTGGCCTTTCTGACCTTTCGCACCTTGCGGTCCAGTAGCGCCTACTTCACCCTTTTGGCCTTTTGAACCAGTATCGCCTGTAGGTCCGTCGGCCCCAATCTCACCTTTTTGACCTTTCGGTCCAGTCGGGCCAGTTGGTCCTTCAATACCTTGAATGCCTTGTTCGCCAGTATCACCCTTTTGGCCTTTAGATCCAGTCAACCCTGTAGCACCTGTTGGGCCAGTATCACCTACAGGTCCAATTGGACCTTCCGCTCCCGTGGTTCCTTTTTGGCCTTTAGATCCAGTAGGACCAGTAGCGCCAGTCGTTCCCTTTTGACCCTTTGCGCCATCAGCACCATCGGAACCAGCAGCCCCAGTTGGACCATCTGCGCCCGTTGCGCCACCATCGCCTTTTTGACCTTTAGACCCCGTGTCACCAGTAGCGCCTTTTTGACCTTTAGGTCCAACTAAAGCCGCATTGCTAACAGTAGCCTTGCGCCAAGCCCCAGCGCTTGTGTCATAGACAGGAACTATATCATCTGAGGCTAATGACGTTTCAGTGGTCAAGCCTGTCAGTGCGGCTGGAAGCGCTGTAGCGGTGACATCAGCATTTGCAGATATGCCATCCAGCTTCCCGCCATCGGCGGCTATGTCACGACCATCAACAGTACCAACGCTTGTTGTGATATTTCGGCTATCGTCAATTACCTCAACGCCATTGATCTTAATTGCCATCGTCGTGTCTCCACTATTAGCTTAGAGTGTTTCGTCTGTTAATATGTCGTTCGTTACTGAAAGCGTTCCTGTGCTATCAAGTTTGAATTTATTCGTTCCTTGATATGCAAAGAACAATGATCCAGCGCTTTCAGTTATAGTCCAGTCACCAAGGTCAATAGTTCCAAAGTTGCTTGTTCCAGTTGACGTAACATTTCCACTCAAATTTCCAGTTACGTTTCCAGTAACATTCCCAGTTACATCTCCTGTCAAATCGCCAGTTACATCACCCGTTACGTCTCCAGTTACGTTACCAGTAAGATTTCCCGTTACGTTTCCAGTAATGTTCCCTGTTAAATTCCCTGTTACGTTGCCAGTAAGGTTGCCTTCAAAAGTTGCGCCAACAATCGTTCCATATGATACAGAGGCATGAGTAAGATCAATCGTTCCCTCTGGTTCTGGATCGTATTCATCAAGGAACTTGAACTTGCTATCAGTAACATCAAAAAACCAACCAAGATGCGTATACCCAACTCCAGTTGTTCCCGTGTTACGGTTTGTAAATACTCCACTGTCTTGATTGACAGGTGAAACAGCACCAGCCCATTTATCATTGAGATCATGGACCTTATCAGCAGCAAAATAAATACTTATCCCATCTGCTAGAAGCGTATTACCTACAGCGACATTCACATTTGTCGCTTGTGGTGATGACATATCTGAATTGTAGGACCATTTGAAAGTGTCTACGCCGCCAGTACCGCCTTTTTCGCTATCAATAGCAACATAAAATGTTTTACTTGTTGTGCCATTGTAATGACCAGTAAAATAGGCATCATCAATACCAGTGCCAGTGAAGACAGTATTTGCATCACCGACTGTATCGCCGCTATTTAAGTATACAAAGGCACTAGATACAGCTATGTTTTCTGTTGATGCAATCGTTTGACTGCCCTGAACGGTAAGATTTCCTTCAATAACTGTATCACCGCCGATATGAGTATCGCCAACAACACGCAAGCTATTTAAGGTTTGATCCTCAATAGAAACCAAGATTTCGCCAGTTGTCGCATTTGATACAACCACCCATCCTATCATCATTGGATAATTGGGGTAAGCTGGTGCTGATTGTGTATATGATCCATCTGATAGGCCAAGAAAAACGCCCTGACCAGCCGTAAGAGAAGATGTATCTAGGCCGCGAACCATGCCAGATGTTGTGATATATCCATAGCTGTTGTTTTCGATATCATGCGTAGCTAAACCTTGGACATGATATTTTGCGGCATCACTTCCATTAGCAAGGCCGATGCTTGGATGTCCGTTTGATTGGCCGACATAATAAACAGGCGCTCCATTGACGATAGTAGCACCAGAATTATTATAAACCCTTACCCATTGCTCTTGTCCAACTTCTAATGAAATGTCTGCTTCATCATTGTAAACATTGAGGCTTTTGTGCTCACTGTCATAGAAAACACGACCTTCCGCATGGCTTGGGTGTGCTATTGGGGTAAAGTCCATATATCCAGCAAATTTAACTCCGCTAAATATTTTATCATTCGCGTCTGTGTAGACGGCCTTAGTCGCGGGCTGAGTGCAAAAAATAAGACGCTCACCCGCCGCCCAATTAACTGCGCTATCTGAGTTTGATGACGAAATGATTGCCGTTCTAGCTAATGTTGTGCCACTGGCAGTATATGTGCCAATGCCGACTTCCCATTCGCCAGTAGATGGGTCATGCGCGGCGTAATAGGTAGTGTTTCCATTACCTACCGCCGCGAATGTTTGGAAGCCAGTTTCGGCCCCTGCTAAAGTATAAGTGCCAGTCCCAGTGGTTGTGGAACTTTCCTTAACGCGATCTTTGACAACAAGGGCCATCTGGCAACTCCCGATTTAATTATTATGCAGGGTCAGGGATACCGATGTCGAATGTCGCCAATGTAAAGGTGTTCCCAGAAGTAACAGACTGTGATGCTGTAAGTGCCGCTGTTGCAAGTAAACGGCTGTTTGCTGTATCAACAATCGCATAGTGCGTTGCGGTGCCAGTGCCAGTAATTGATCCATCACTGATCGCAGCAACAACAACTTTACGACCACCGCCTGCACGATCCTCTGGCGAACCTATTGACAGTGATGTAGAGTTGCCAAGGGTATATGTTGATGTCGCCTCTGTATAATCAGTTGCCTCTTGTGAAGTAACGTGAATTGCATTCGCTTCTGTATCCAAAACGGTCAGGCCGTTGTCAAAGACGCGATCTCCAAGTGTTGCCATGACTGGCCCTCCTATTTAAAGTGCATATGCAACGTCACCATAGCATGTTTCATAAATTCTAACAAGATTTGCTAGTTACCTCTTATGCCAGAACATGCTTCTATATCTATCATTAAAAATAGTGCCCATCTTATTAAGAATTTCTGTTCGCTTCGTTTCATTTATTGCACAGACAGTCTTTGAAATTTTTTTTCTTTCAAATGGGATAACTTGTGCAATCGGCGTACCCTTTGGAATAATCCATTCCCCAACATCTGCCCCAGTCCAGACAAACGGAAAATTAATGTTGTTTACATATTCGTCAGTGTCAACAACACCCTCTAGCAGATGAATGTCATTGCTAAAATTATTTGCTGGATTTTTTATCTGCACAGACCAACCTTTAGGCGTTTCAATGACCCAAGGGTTATTGAATTTAAAGAGAACTCTGCCAACCTCAAACTTTTTTAAATCACATTGTTCGCCGACTTGATCCCACCCATGACGCGATATGCCAATGTCAGTTGGCGGCATTTGTTCTGGTATCTGTACTAGAATTTTTCTTTCAACAAATTCATATCTTGATATTATATGTCCGTTGCCTTCTTTACCAATCAAATGATCTGGTGCAGCATCCCCCTCAAAGTCTCCAATAGCTACATCTTTGTCGTTAAATAATACATATGATAAAAAAACTTTCACATGAACATCACACCAAAGCGGAATAATATAGCCTTGTGAAACTGCGTCTAAAACTGGAACGCATCGTTTTATTGTTCCGCTTTGCGTTTTATCAAGACCCTTTATGTCACGTCCCAGCTTGCGAAACCATTCTGGCATTGCCTTACTGGCCTCTACTGGATGCGGAATTATATCAAGTATTTCCTTGCGACAGCTAAATGTTATCCCCAGTTTTTTCTTTTTAAACACAGTTTATCCTTTTATAACTTGCGCCAGAAAATAGCACCGCTTCCACCGCTTCCAGCAGTTCGTGTATAAAGTCCACCAGCGCCACCACCGCCAGCACCAATTCCACCATTCCCAGCGGAAGCCCCACCGGTTGACCCGCCACCACCTTCACCGCCTCCACCAGCGAAAATGCCGCCATCGTTTCCACGTCTTACACCAGCATAACCAGACGTTGATGATTCAGCATTTCCA